TCGTAGACCATCAACAACATCTGAAGGTATAGATGTATCCGCTGTTTCTATTAATAGTGAGGAATTATTTATAGTACGAAAACAATTTGGAGGATATTTTGAATATATAGATAATTTTATTAATGATATGAAAAAGGTATTCCCAACTTTAAAACACGATTGGGGCATTTATATACCAGAGGTTAAATATTTATCACCAGAACCCTTAGTTAATTATAATAACTTAAGTTTAACCAAATATGAAAATATCCATTTCGTCGGAGATGCCCTCTCAGCTAGAGGAATTACTGTCAGCGGGGCCCAAGGAATCTTCGTTGCCGAAAGCCTTATCTAATAGGGAATTAGAGGAATTATTGGATGCTATAAATTTGCATTTCTTATTTAATTATAATGAAATGGATTTTTTTAAAAAGGATAAAATTGAAGAAATTAAATTATTTCTAGATTTACGCCATGAGGTTTTAAGTCAGTTTAAAAATGAGAAATTTGACTAATATTTATTTACATACCTCAATATGGAAGAAAACATTATCCATTTACTTATAGCTTTAATTTCAGCACTTGGTAGTGTTGGAGCATGGAGATTTTATGAAACTAAAATAAGATTAAAATCCGATAAAGAGGGTAACCCACAACAAGCAAACGAAAATTTTATTCAAGACTTACAAGCTAGAGTTGCTAAGTTAGAATGTTTATTAATAGAATCCTCGGAGGAAAAAGATGAAATGAGGGAAACTATTACTAGTTTATCATCTGAAGTTTCCGGTTTAAAAGTTAAAATTGAATTTTTGGAGGAAGAAAATGCCTATCTAAAAGGTAAAACATCTCGCAAAAAATAGTTGGATACCCAAGATATCTTTCGTATATTTATGTGTTAATTTTAAATGTTATATTATATGTCTATGAGATACCCTAAAGTAAAAGATGATTGGCGTACAAGATCAATCACAACCCCCGATGGTGTTACTATCACATTTTTTGATAATAAACTCCATAATTGGAATGGCCCAGCCATTAGATACCCTAGAAGTTTTAAGAAAAAACCCGAATTTTATTTATATGGCTTTTTGAAAAGCAGAGATGAATGGATGGAATTAAGAAGAGATAGAAATGGTGTTCCACCAGATAAAAATCCTCAAGTTCAATCCAGATTCTAAATGAATAAAGCTATAATAGTTTCTGGTTATTTTAACCCTATACATAAAGGTCACTTAGAGCTTTTCGCGAAAGCGAAAGCTCAAGGTGACGAGTTATGGGTTATAGTTAACAGTGATCTTCAACGTGAATTAAAAGGTTCAAAAGAATTTCAATTAGAAGATGAAAGATTATTAATAGTAAGTAATCTTAAAATGGTAGATTTTGCCATGGTAGCTATTGATAAAGATAGAACAGTAAGTGAAACTCTAAGAGCCCTTAATGTTAAAGCAATAGCTAAGGATCCTAAATGGCAAATATCCTTTGCAAATGGTGGTGATCAAAATAACGATTCTATACCAGAGGCTAGGATATGTCAAGAATTAGGTATATCTTTAATAGAAGGATTAGGTGATAAAATTCAATCAAGTAGTTGGTTATTAAAATAAATAATATATGAAAATAGGTTTATGTGGTACAATGAGTGTAGGTAAAACTACATTAGTAAATGAACTAAAAAAATTAGAACAATTTAAAGGTTATGAATTTGCTACAGAACGTAGTAAATATTTAATGGATTTAGGTATTCCCTTGAATACTGATTCTACATTAAAAGGTCAAACTATATTTTTAGCAGAGCGTGTAGCTGAATTAATGAAGGAAAATATAATAATGGATAGAACTGTATTAGATGTTATAGCATTTACTAATTTAGCTAAGACTATTGATTTTAAAGATAAAGAATATTTTGAAGATTATGCTAGAGTATTTGTAGGTGATTATGATTACATATTTTATATAGATCCTATAGGTACTACTATGGAAGATAATGGAATTAGAGAAACTGATTTAAAATATAGAGAACTTATTGATGGAGCTGTGATTAAAGCTATGAATACTTATGGTCATAGATGTAAAAATGTACATGTTATTAAGGGTACTACTAATGAGCGTATAGAGCAGATATTAGATTTGGTTGGTCTTTAAATATTTATAATAAACTTAAATCATGCAAGATAATTTTAGTGTCCGTAAATGGAAAAATAATAAACTATATAAGGAAGAATACGATTCAGCTGCTAATAAAATTAAAGAGCAGGAAGATATTGAATTAGAAATTCCTGGTGATGAAAGTAGTGCTACTGTTGATAAGAAGGTACAAGCAAAAGCTAGTAGACAAGATGAAATAATTAGGGATTTTCAACGAATTCAGGACCAAATGAAAACCCATCTTGAGCTTTACAAAACATCTGAATCGGAGGTAAATAAAAATACAGCATTACGAATGCTAAAAAAACTTACCCCTGAATTTAAAGCTGCTAAGAAAAAATACGAAAAATTAAAAGGTGTCAAAATCTAATATATTAAATATAGTTACCATAATAGTAATTTTTGGATTACTATTTTATATTTTTGGAGGAAATGAAGTAGACACATCAATATATGATGCTAAAATTAATGCTTTAGAGCAAAAAGTTGATTCACTCCACCAAAAAAATACTTTCCTGGAAAATGAAGCGGATTCTCTGGAATTGCAGATAGAGCAATCGGATAAAAAAATCAAACAATTAAACACAAAAATTTATGTTATCAAAAAAGAAACTATACAACAACTTAATGCTGTTGATCTTTTCGGTGATGATGAGTTGGAACAGTTTTTCGCAAAACGCTATAGACAGCACTCAGATTCAATTAACTAAACCAATAGCGCGTTTAGTTATTAAAGACCTAATCCAATTTGATGGTCTTTCTAGCGAAATGCAGGTTATGCAAACTATTTTAACTGAAACTAACAATAAACTTTTATCACAAGGTGAGTTAGTAGCTAATTTAAAAACACAAGTAGAAAACTATCAATCTATAATAGATAAAAAAGACCAACAATTTAATACTCAAGAACAGTTAAGTAAAAAATTACAATCTGAACTTAAGAAATCTAAATTAAAAACTAAATTAATGGGTGGAGCTGGTCTTATTGTAGCAGTAGGAGCGGCCGTCCTAATAAACTAAAGTGGCCGAGAATCTAAAAGATATAATTAAAAGTGAATTTATAAAATGCGCTAAAGATCCAGTGTATTTTATGAAAAAATACTATACTATTCAACACCCTAAAAGAGGTAGAATTAAGTTTAATTTATATCCTTTTCAGGAAAAGGTTCTAATTCATATGAATAATGAGGATTATGTTATAATAAACAAATCCCGCCAATTAGGAATTTCTACTTTATGTTCGGCCTATTCTTTATGGATGATGTTATTCCATAAAGATAAAAATGTACTTTGTATTGCCACTAAACAGGAAACTGCTAAAAATATGGTTACAAAAGTACGATTTGCTTATGACCAATTACCCCAATGGTTGCAAATAAAAACAGTTGAACATAATAAATTATCACTTAGATTAGCCAATGGTTCACAAATAAAAGCAGTAGCTGCTAGTTCGGATGCAGGTAGATCAGAAGCAGTTTCATTATTATTAATAGATGAGGCGGCTTTTATCGATGGAATTGAGGAAATATTTGCTTCGGCCCAACAAACACTAGCTACGGGTGGTGGTTGTATAGCTTTAAGTACTCCTTATGGTACCGGTAATTGGTTTCATTCAACATGGACAAAAGCAGAAGCCAGGGAAAACACATTTTTACCAATTAGATTACCATGGACAGTTCACCCGGAACGTAATGAATCTTGGAGAGAAGAACAGGATATAGTTTTAGGACCTAGAATGGCGGCACAAGAATGTGATTGTGATTTTAGTACCTCCGGTGATACAGTAGTAGAACCAGATATTTTAAATTTCTTTGAAAAAACACACATACAGGATCCTGTAGAACGTAGAGGAGTAGATGGTAATTATTGGGTTTGGCAAATCCCTGATTATTCTAGAGACTATATGGTAGTAGCGGATGTAGCAAGAGGTGATGGAAATGATTTTTCTGCATTTCATGTATTTGATATAGAAGAAGCTACACAAGTAGCAGAATTTAAAGCACAGGTACAAACTAAAGATTATGGAAATTTATTATTTGCAGTAGCCACTGAATATAATGATGCTTTATTAGTAGTAGAAAATGCAAATATAGGTTGGGCAGTAATACAACAATTAATAGATAGAGGATATAGAAATCTATATTATTCACCTAAAATGGATGTTTCTATGACTAATGCTGACCAGTATCTTAATAGATATGAAAATGGACAAGGTATGGTTCCTGGATTTACTACATCCTTAAAGACGAGACCACTTGTAGTCTCCAAATTAGTTTCGTATCTTCACGAGAAATCTGTAACTATTCGTTCTAAACGATTGTTAGAGGAATTAAGAACATTTATTTGGAAAAATGGTAAAGCACAAGCACTATCAGGATATAACGATGATTTAACAATGGCATTTGGTATATCTATGTTTTTAAGAGATACAGCATTACATTTTAGGCAACAGGGACTAGACATGGCTCGTGCTGCATTAGGTGGAATACATTCATCTCATCATCAAGCTCCTACTATATATAGTGGAGGTGGACAAATTAAAAATCCCTATGAAATGGAAAACCCATATGGGGACAAAGAAGATATATCCTGGTTATTGGATTAATCAATATTTATATAATATATAATTAAAAAATGGCAGATACTTCATTATTTGGTAGATTAAGAAGATTATTCTCTACTGATGTAGTCATTAGAAATGTAGGAGGTAATCAATTAAAAGTGATTGATTCTAACCAAATACAATCTTTAGGACAATTACAAACAAATTCTCTATACGATAGATTTAATAAATTGTATAGCACTACAGGTGGGCTGAATTATAATACAATGCAGCAAACTAATTTCCCATCTACTAGAATTCAATTATATACAGACTATGAAGCAATGGATACAGATTCTATTGTAGCTTCTTCACTAGATATAGTCTCAGATGAATCTACCCTTAGAAATGATATGGGTGAGGTACTACAAATTAGATCTGCTGATGAAACTGTACAAAAAATATTATATAATTTATTCTATGATGTTTTAAACATAGAATTTAATCTATGGTCTTGGACCCGTAATATGTTAAAGTACGGAGATTTTTATTTAAAATTAGAAATATCGGAAAAATTTGGTGTATATAATGTTGTACCTTTTTCTTCTTATACTATTTTAAGAATGGAAGGTGGAGATCCACAAAATCCATCCGATGTAAAATTTAAATATGATCCTAGTTATTCGGTATCAGAAAATCCATTAGGATTTCAACAAGTATCACCGGGAATGGGTGTAAATACAGGTGATGAAGTAGTTTTTGATAACTATGAAATGGCTCATTTTAGATTACTTTCGGATTTTAACTATTTACCTTATGGTAGATCATATTTGGAACCAGGTAGAAAAGTTTGGAAACAGGTTACATTAATGGAGGATGCAATGTTAATTCATCGTATAGTAAGGGCACCTGAAAAACGTACTTTCTTTGTAAATGTAGGAAATATTCCACCTAATGAAGTAGAAACATACATGCAAAGAATGATCAATAAAATGAAAAAAACACCCTACATTGATCCTAATTCTGGTGAATATAATTTAAAGTTTAATATGCAAAATATCTTAGAGGATTTTTATATTCCTGTAAGAGGTGGAGATGCAACAACTAGAATAGAAACTACAAAAGGACTAGACTATGCTGCTATAGAAGATGTAACTTATTTAAGAGATAAATTATTTGCGGCACTTAAAGTTCCTAAAGCTTATTTAGGTTATGAGGGTGATTTAGAGGGTAAAGCTACGTTAGCTGCAGAGGATATAAGATTTGCTAGAACAGTAGAACGTATACAAAAAATATTAGTTTCTGAATTAACTAAAATTGCATTAGTTCATTTATATGCACAAGGTTATGATGGATCCGCTTTAACTAATTTTGAACTTTCATTAACTACTCCTTCTATCATTTATGATCAAGAAAGAATAGCATTAATGAAGGAGAAAGTAGATTTAGCAGCCCAAATGATAGAAACTAAATTAGTTCCTACTGATTGGATTTATGATAATATTTTCCACTTTAGTGAAGATCAATATCAAGAATATAGAGATTTAATTATTGAAGATCAAAAACGACAGTTTCGTAGAGAACAAATATCCGGAGAAGGAAATGACCCAGCAGAATCCGGCGAAGCGTACGGTACACCACATGCCCTAGCATCCTTATATGGAGCAGGAAGATACCCAGGAAGTAAGGGAGTACCTAAAGGATATAGTGTAGATGATCCCGAATTTCCTTCACAAGCTCTTGATGATTTAGGTCGTCCTAAAGAAAAAGCATCTAATTATGGAACACAAGATGCTAATTTAGGCAAGGATACTCTTGGACAAGCTAGAATGAAATCAAACTTAGGTGGTGAAGATAAACCGGGTTTACCTAATTATAAAGGTGGTTCACCTTTAGCTTTAGAAAATATAAATACTAAAGCAGTATATGCTAAAAATCAAAAAAGTTTAAAAAATATGTTTCCCAAACAAAAAGTATCATTATATGAGGGTGAAAAACTCTTGGATGAGGATCAAATTCGTGAGGAAGTTAAATAGGTCTAATATTTATAATTAGTAGCGCACTACTTATGAAAATAAAACATAACAAATATAAGAATACTGGTATCCTTTTTGAATTACTAGTAAGAAAAATTACTGCTGATACACTTTCTAGTGGTAACTCTAAAGCCGCTTCATTAGTAAAAAAATATTTTACTAAAACTTCTTTAGCGGATGAAAATAAATTATATCAAACAGTTAATAATTCAATAGCTTTATCTGAAGGTAAAGCCGAATCTGTTTTATCCACTGTATTAGATTTATCTAAAAAATTAGATAGAGATAAACTTACTAAAGAAAAATATAATTTAATTAAAGAAATAAAAAATAATTTTGATTTAAATGATTTTTTTCAAGCTAAAATTAAAAATTATAAATTATTAGCATCAACTTATATATTATTTGAATCAGTAAATAATAAAGGATTTGCAAACCCCGAATCTATTATTACTTCTAAAATTACTATATTAGAACATATTACTTCTACACCTGATTCTAAAATGTCTTTATCTCCATTAGTTGAGGAATTAATGTCTTTGGATAAAGGTACACGTGCGCTTACATATAAGATAATGTTAGAAAAATATAATACTAAATTTGATGGTCTTTCCCAGGATCAAAAAGAAGTATTAAAAGAATACATAAATAGTGCTACAGATGCTCCCAAGCTTAAAGAATTTTTGAATTCTAAGTTTAAGAGTATATCTACTAGGCTGAAAGAAAACGTAGATAAGATAGAGGAGCCGGCACTAAAAATAAAAATCCAAGAAGTTATAAATTTAATTGATCCTATTCTAGAATCTAGAAAGTTAAAAGATGATCACCTAGTTGCGCTACTACAGTATCTTGAACTTTCAAATGAAATAGAAATAGTATGAAGTTGAAAATAAAAGGATTAAAAAAAGAAATGAGCACCACTGGTACTGGTGCTTCCTTTGCAGCTGGTGTTGGAGCTCAATATGCTACTCCCAAAGCTTTTAAAAAACGCAAGGAAGAAATAGGAGAACCTTTTACTAAACCTAATCCTTCTGTTCCAAATAGAAAATCTAAATTTATTGATTATAAACAGATTTTTGAAGATGCTATGGAGGAATTAAAATTTAATCCCATTACTGATTTTACTGATAGCCAAGCATGGGCTGGTGATAATACGGGATATGACATGGATACTCAAGATGCGGCATCTGTTTTAGAACTGGCTAAAGTTTCTAAAGGAGGTCAATTTAAAGTAGGCGATATTCAAAAATCTAAAGGAGTTAAATATACTGTAACTGATATAGATAAAGTAACAGGTCAAATTTCTTGGAAAATAGATTATGTACCCGCATTTGATTCAGTATTTAAAAAATTTGATGCTTTAAAGGATGCAATGGTAGAATTGGATAGAAAAACCAATGATTCTACTATAGATACTATATCGGATAGAATGAAAGGATTATTTAATCAATATAGAACTTATATTAGAAAAAATTATCCCGAAGAGTATAGTAAATTCCAAACTGCTGAAAATATAGATCCTAAATCACAAGCTAAACATAAAGGTAAATCAGCCCCCTTTGGTTCAGCCTATGAACCCGTTAAAGAAGGGTTAATAAACGAACAAGCTGATTACAAATATCTTACTCAAGTAATTTTAGATGCAAATCCAAAAATGAATGTTTATTATAGTTCTTCAAGAAATGTAGTAAATATAGGGGGTGTTGGGTATGACAGTGGAGAATTAGTTAAAAATTTTAACCAACCACCAGGTTCATCTACTAAAATTAAAAATAACTTTTACTACGCAAATGAAAATCCTATAGATACTAAACAAGAAGTTGAAAGGTTATCTAATGGAAAAATTAAAGTAGATATCCAAAAAGGATATGGTGGTAAACCCGTAGTTGTTTATAGTATAGCAAAATCACTAAACGAAAGATTAGGTGTTTCTAAGGATAAATTAAATAACATAGTTAAATTTGTTGGTGCTATTAATTTCACACAAATGATTATAAGTCTTAGAGACGAAAACGTTCAAGACGAAATCGTATCCGCTTTTGAAGATCAATATCCTGCTGTAATGGATAAAAGAGATGATTTACAAGAAGCACGTTATAGTCAATTTAAAACTGAAACAAAATTAAGAACTCCTACAGAACAAATACATAGAGCCGTTAGAGAAATTAGAAGAAAAATAGATGAAATAGTTAAGGTAGTAGGACATACTGAAAGAATGAAATCCGAATTAAAAGGTAGTAATGAAGGCATGTCTTATCTTAAAAGAACTCGTAATGCTATTAACACTATATCTGAAAAGTTGCAAGAATTAAATAATAGAATTAAAGCATTAACAGAATAAATGGCCGCAGCAAGAAGATCAATTAGTACTTTCGCTTTTAGAGAAAAAACTAAAAAAAAAAGACCGGGAGTTCATGCTAAATGTAAAACATCAAAATTAAAAAATAGTAAAAACTATACAAAAAAATATAGAGGCCAAGGACGATAAATATTTATATACATGACAACAACAGACTTATACAAAAAACTGAAAGCTGGCGAAATCACAGAACAGAAGTTCTTGTATGAAGTTCGTCGAGACCAAAATTTACCCTTTATAACTAATATAAATAGTTTTAAGGATGCAGTACAAATTCTTAAAAATAAGGGAATAATTCGTGAAGAAAAACAAGAAGTAGAAATTTTTGCCAAAACTCTTGATATGGTTAATCCATATGAGTATACTAGAGGTATGAATTTTGAATTAGACGTTGTTATAGATTCAGTAGGAAATAAATTAATAGATGGAGCTACGGGTAACAATATCGAAGAAATAACTCCTGAAGAAATTAAAAAGGCACAAAAGAAAGTACTTAAAAACCTTACTAAGGATCCTTATTTTTATCAAAAGAAATTAATTCCTCAAATGGAAGGGGAAACAGAAGATGTAGTTGAAGTAAATCCTAAATCTATTGAAGCTTTAAAGAAAAAAGCAGGAAAAGTTATTCGTGAGCATGGAGAACATTATGATGATGTATCTAATGTAATGGAAGATAATATAGAAGAACTAGGTAGAACTAGAGATTCTATTTATGAAAAATATGCTAAAAAGTATGAGGTTGATGTTAATGAATTAAAAGATAGAGTAGAAGCACGCAGATTAGAAAAAAAAGATGGTTTAGAAAGAGAAGATGGTGATGGTCATATAGGTGGAAACACGGATCGTGATTTCGAAAGAGAACAACTTGCCCAGTTATCTACTAGAAATGAAGCTATGGATAAAGCAACAAAATTAGCAATTGCAGATGAAATAGCTCAATGGAGAAAAGGTAATTTATCTAAAGCACAACTAAAAAAAAGCCTTATGGATTTAAGTGATGGAGAATTTCAATTAGATTCTATTAAAGGGTTTAATAATGAAGCTATTACAGTTAGTGATGAAGATACAGCTATAAAAATTGCAAAAAAAGATCCTAATGCCGATGTTAAGGTAATGAAAATGGGTATGTAGCATGGCAAAAAATTTACTTATAGAATATTCCGTATTTACTCCCCACAAAACTCAAATTTCCGAAGCAGTTACTGGTGGTAAAAATATGATTGTTAAAGGTGTTGTTCAAAGAGCCGAAGAATTCAATCATAATGGAAGAAGATATCCTTTTGAAATATTAAAAAGAGAAGTTGATAAATATATTGCTGGACCTATTGCTGAAAATAGAGCATTAGGTGAATTGGACCACCCAGAATCTTCAGTTATCAATTTAAAAAATGCCTCACATAATATAAAAGAATTATCTTTTGAAGGAAATGATTTAATGGGTAGTATAGAAATTTTACCTACTCCATCTGGTAATATTTTAAAAGAATTATTTAAAAATAATATCACTGTTGGTATTTCCTCTAGAGGAATGGGTTCTGTAAAACCCTTAGGTGAAAATAGAGTTGAAGTAGAAGACGATTTTGAATTATTATGTTGGGATTTTGTATC